ATGCAAAGGGGGGTGTATTTTTTGAGACCCCTCCCCCCTACCTTGATCAGATAGGCAAAAAGGGAGAGAACTTGTAGCTCGGTTCATGTTGCGGTCCGAGGTTAGTCGGTGGGGGAAGGTTCGCGGTTTGGGGGAAACCGAAAGGAACCTTGACTAACCTCGGACCTGTCATGGAAGGTGCGCTAACCGTTTGACGGATCAGCGACCTTGATGTGAACACCTGACACGTTCTCGGTAACGATCTCTTCGATCGCGTCCTCGATGGCTTGACTCTGCAGTTGGTCGCTGAGTTCGTCAGATGTTCGTACTACACGGGCAAGGAGGGATAGAGAGTGGTATCCCTCTTGTGAGTCCCATTCGTACCACTGATCCCATTCAGACCAAGGGTTGTATGGGTTGTCCTTGGTACTGAGCATGTGTTCCGTAGACATCACGAATCACCTGCAATGGCAGACTTGAGCGTGTCAACAGAGACACCAAGCTGATTAGCTACCTCAGCCAAGGTGTGCTTGTCTCCGATGAGCATGAGCCTGGCACGACTAAGATCAGCTTCGTTCATAGCTGGCTTCTCTCTCGGTGTGGCCAGCTTCTTGATCTTCTCCACGTCAGCGTTGTCAAGGATCTTGTTGAGCATGGTCTTGGTGATCGCACCCGCTTGGATGGCTTCCCATTCCCTGGGTTCGATCGTGACCAGATCCTTGCCTGCACCTACTCTTCTACGGGCATCCTCAAGTTCTTTGGATTTCAGCTTCTTGATTTCAGCTTTATCCATCTCAGGATTCGCCTCCTTCTTGAGACGGAACCGGGCATTTGCAATCACCTGGGCCTGTCGTTCGAGGGGGGCGTTACGAAGAGCATTGTTCAGGTTAGCCTGAAGCATCTTCACTTCCTCCGCATACGCTTTGTTAGCGCGCGGAGAGTACTCAATGTCCTTGGTCTCCAGCATCTCTTTGCGAGACATGTTGGCCAAGGCCTTGAGCTTGTTTGAGTACTCAGCGTAGACGTGTTCGATCGGCCTGCCTGAAGAGAGAGAGTGCGCGTCGTCGGTGAGAGCAAGCTTCTCGATCTTAACGGTTTTCTGCTTACCGTTATAGTACTCTTTGCCTGTCTCTACATAGACGCGCTTACCCGTAAGACGATCGATAGGACCGCCTTCATCAGCAGGGCGAGGCTTCCGGTCTGGAACTGTCTTTTCAGAACTAGCCAGAGAGATGAGAGTCGAAGCTCCGCCTTGCGGGCCTCTCTGGTACTTCTTCATGAGCTGCGAGATGCCGTTGTCCTGGGCCGACTGTTTCCAGTTGAGACCATGCTTCTCTGCATCGATGACCACCATTGAATGGCGGACAGCCCGAGCAAGCTCATCATCGAACGCGCCCTTGATGGTCATGTCGGTGATGAGGTTTGACACGAGACCCATTTGCATGGCTTTGGTCTTGGCGTTCATCCGAGGGATCGGACTATCGGCAGGAATCTTGTACTTCTGTGGGTCGAAACCCTTCAGACCTTCGAGAGCCGGCGATGTCTGGATCTTCCCATGATTGTTAGGGATGACCAGTACAGTGTCGCCATCGAAGTCCGCACCAGACAGTCGTTCGGCTACCTTGCTGTGGATGCCGATCGCGTCAGGAGCATTGCCCAGAAGTTTCTTCGCCTCAGGGTGACGGTTGTTTACCCTGAGTTGGGGGATCTCGAACTTCCCACCATGAGGAAAGCGAACCAAGACTACTTGCTCACCGTCGTTGAAGGTAGGCGCGTAGACCTCGTTTTCCTTCATCGAGTTGATGGGCAGTATGACCTTGGTCGCCTGTCGGGGCATCTGTGCGGCCTTGAGATGGACCGCCGAAGAGTCTGCTGAATCAGCGAACTTCTCCAGGAGATGCTTCTTAACAGTGTCGTTGGTAGTCGCCCTGATCTCGTCAAGCTCACGAAGTTTGCCTTCGTAGGCCATGTCGAGTTGGTTCTTCGCCAGGGCAGGCTTTTGTTTCGACAACATCTGAGACGAAAGGTTTCGGGACCACTGGTCCCATTTACCTTCTTCGTTGACGATATTCATCGTCGACTCGACAACGCGGTTCCCGTGTTCGTCTCTGACGTCTGTTCCGTCAGGATGCTTCTTGTAGACCTGATCGCGAATGTTGGAACCGAAAGGATCGTCCTTCGAGATCTCGCCCGTCAGATTGTCCTTCTGCATCGGTTTCATCGCATCGAGCTTGTTCCCGGTGTTCTTCTTGTTCGTGTTGAACACGAGATCAACGCCAGGAGGGAAGTCCTTCGGATCGCCATACATCGCCATGCCCTTGAGGTAATGTGTGCCGTCTACAGCAACACGCACCTGGGCATAACGTCCCTTGCCGAGCGCTACGTCGTTCACGCCAGGACGAACATAGATCACGCCGTCAGCATCGGTACCACCTTCTTCAGCGTAGCGAATCTTCACTCGCTTGGAGCTGATTGAGATGGGGGGCTCGATGCGGTCGTAGCTACGACCTCCGTCAGTCGACTTGAGCATAGCCGGCTGGATCAGTTCCCGGTTCTTCAAGACCTCTTGGAAGGTCGTGCCAGGAGCCGTAAGAACCTTCAGAGAGGTGTTCTTACCGGTTCCGAGCTGCTCGACGGTGAGCCGGTGAAGAACGTAGCCTTCGTCTTCGAGAAGACGTCTGGCGTCCCTGAGCTTCTCAGCACTGATCCCCAAGTGAAGCTCTACGCCCTTACCAACATCGACGTACTTCTTTGTGTCGACCTGAGCACGAAGCATTTCGGAAGTGGCAGCAAGAACATTTTCCTTGTCCTTGCGACCAGGCTTGAGAAGGTTTCCGACCGTAGTGTCGGGGATCCCCATCTTCTGCCCGATAGCGACGTTGGAAAGTCCCTTGTCTCGGAGACGCTGAGCTTGGATGATCAGAGCCTGGTTTCGCTCTTCCTTCGCCATTGCGACGGTGGTGCGAAACTGTGAGACTGTCAGACCGAAACCCTTGGCGATCTCGGTGTCTTTCACACCTTGGGCTCGGAGGTCCTTCACACTGCTCTGGAAGGTAGCCGCACGCTCGTGGGGTGTTTCACCCGAACCCCAAGGGTAACGTCCAGACTTCCGCTTGATGCCGTAGTGCTCGACATCATCGTCTGCCTTGACGACCGCACCAGTAAGCGCGTTGTACTCGTCCTCATCGATGATCAAAACAGACCCCCCATTCGGCGCTTCTCTTCGATTCGCTTGTCCGATGTGTAGATCATGTCTACGGTGTGTGCGAGGTATTCGAGATCGATGTCGCAGTAGATGACTTCGCCTTGGTAGATGCGAAGTTCGCCCTCAATCTCGAACGGTCGGAAGTCGTACTCCAGACAGAAGAGTGCGGCGTAGACATACAGCTGATCCATGGACGCTTTGGAGGTGCCCGTCTTCAGATCGTGGACCCGAAGGAACATGTTGTCTTCGTCGAACGAGATGGCGTCAGCTTGTCCGTAACAGTTGAACGAGTAGAACAACGCCTGTTCCGGCGTCATCCTGAGATCGATGGCGTCATTCACATAAGCCGCTAGTACCGGATATTCATCGTCCGGCATGAGCTTGATGCGCCTTCGGATGTTTCTGGCAGCGGTCTCGTGAAGCTCAGTACCCAGTGCAGCCGCCTGAGCGGTCGTCAGACGGTCTTCCAACCGTTCCTCGGTCCACCGGAGCCAGGCAGGACTTGAGGGGCTCAGAAAGGCGTGTGTGCCTTCGAGCTTCGCATGGGTGTTAAACCCCGAGAAGCGCGCATTGTAGAGCACGAAGGACTTCCTCTTCGTTCGAGGGATAGACGAAGGCCGCAAACGACATCCCGTCCAGCTTCCGGACATAGTAGTCCTGGTTCGGCTGAGACGGGGCACGTTCGCTGGCCTTAACTTCGAGAAAAGCATACCGGTCTTCGTAGAAGATCACGAGGTCCGGTATGCCTTGCAAGTAGCCTGGGTCGTTCTTAAGAATGACGCAGTCTGGAAACAGAAGCCGAAGCTTTTTTATCAGCTCCGACTGGTACCTGGATTCCGTCATGCGTCACTCCGTTCACGACAAAAACATGAGGCTTGATCTACCCCTTCTATCATAGTGCATGTATTTCTTACGGGTTGGTATCTGTCGGTCAGAAGTGGATCCGGAACCTTTGATAGGTCGGCCACGCGTAGGTCCTGCTTGAGACAGACTTGACTATCTCGGTGTCGAGTAGACCGAACTTGATCGCGGCTTCCCAGGAGGTCTTGAAGACCTCACCTGTTTTGAACTCCTGGATTGGACGGTCGATACCTTGCGTGTCTGACTTGAACTGATGGAAGTACCTGAGTGCGTACCAGCGAGGGCGCCACATAAGATTGTCAGCACGGTTGTTGATCCGATCTCCGTCGAGGTTTATGGGGGTATCGAACGTCAGCGAGCGTGCTGACGTGACGAAGGCTGTGGCGACCAGTACAGTCACCGACCGCTTGTACTGAGTTCCGTCTCGGTTGAAGCTGACGTTGACTATGCCACGCTGGTTCACGTGACGAGTCATCATCCATCCGAACTCTTCGTTTCGAACGAAGCCTGTGTTGCTCACCGAATAACTCGGGAACTCGAGTATCTCTCGCCATTCTTCTTGCATGGTACCCCACCTTGCACTTTCTTGGTTGTGCTGTTCTTTGGTGCTCAGACTTACAGGATCACGGGTTAGACGTTGTTTTTGCCGACTTTTCCGCCACGCTTCGCTCTTGAAACGGACATTTGCAGGCGTTTTGCAAGAAGTCGGGCGCGTCTGTCAGTTTGCCAGTTTTTTCGAGCAACTTCTCTATATAATTACTACTTGGTATCTGTGTTAATTTATAGAGAAGTTGATAAAAAAAACTGGCAAACTGACAGATTGAAAACCCACAACGCTCTGACCTGCAGCTTTAAAAAATCGTAAAGCCGCATATCGGGACAAAGTTGGGCGTCAGTTTCGTTTTG